CACGGCGGCGGTGCGTTCGGCTTCGGCGGCGGCGACGGCTTCCTCGTAGCGGGTACGGATGGCTGTGAGTTCGGCGGTGGTGGGCATACCCCCAGTTTGCCTCATTGGATAGGCCTAGTCTAGTTGATATGCGTAATGCGGTAGGCCTACCATGTAGGTATCACCGCAACGAGGGGACCCCGAGATGAACGCCAAGACCCGCACCCGCCGCAACACCCTCCGCACCGCGGTCCGCACCACCAAGGCCCTCGGCTACCGCACCCTCTCCGGCCACATCGCCGCAGCCGTCGAACAGGGCAAGCTCATCCGCACCGGAGACTTCCTCGACCGCATCGGCGGCGGCGACCTGAAGGACGGCCAGAAGGCATGGTTCGGCCGGCACGTCGCCAAGGCCTACCGCAAGGCCACCGGCACCGAGCCCGTCCGGGTGTGGGCGCAGCACCGCACCACCGGCAAATGGATCCACGTCTACGCCTACGGGGTCGTCGACGATGCGCTGTACGAGGGCCTGTTCAGCTACAAGGGCACGCAGCACCTGCTCGCCGACACGTACGCGAGGTGCGCCTGAGACCAACTCCATGGCGCAGCAGACGACCCAGACCGCCAGCCAGAACCGCAAGGAGTCGTCCATGTCCGTCCGCCTCTGCTGGACCTGCAAGCAGCCCGCCACCCACGCGCTCACCCGCGACGGCTCCATCCCGCTCGACGCGTGCGACAACTGCACCCGCATCGACCGTGCCGAGGCGGAACGCCGGGGCTGGACCATCAAGCCCATCAACACCCCCGGCGGGTTCCCGCTCCACTGGCGGTCGTTCGGCGTGCACTACGACCCGGCGTCGCACCAGCGCGTCATCGGCAAGCACGTCTACATCTTCCGGACGCTCCCCGACCGGATCGACGTGTGGCGCTCCGACATGGCCGACGAGCACGACGGCTACCGCTGGACGCTCGTCCACTCCTACCACTGACCCCGTCGACTGCCCCGCCCTCACCCGCGTCCAGCTCCTCGCGGATGCGCTCGCCGTCTGAAAGGAACCCCGTGGACTTCAACACCGCCTGCAACCAGGTCATCGCCGAACTCACCCCCCAACCCTGGGACTACACCATGGCCTGCGGCACCACCCTCCGCGTCATCCCCGCCGGCCTCCGCGCCGACAAGGGCGACGCCGAGGTACTGGTGCGCATCACCAGCGCCGACGCCACCGGGCTCTACGAGTTCGGCATCACGGGCCCGGACAGCCGCGGCGTCGCCGAAGTCGGCGTACCCACCGCCGTGCTGCCTGACCTGATCCAGGCGCTCACCGATCGGGAAACCTGGGAGGACAACACCTTGATTGCTGGTGCTCTCTTCGTGCGCCCGGACGTCTCTGGTGTGGCCGTGACCGTGACTGAGATCCACTCCGTGGAGCGGCAGGAGGAGGTGTTCGCCAGCTTGCCGGAGGCGCAGCGCCTGCCGTTCGCGTCCGCGCTCCGCCGCGCCCTCGACGTCGCCCAAGGCTGGGAGAGCTGAGCACCGTATCCGTCGGGGGCCGCTGCTGGACGGCGGCCCCCGAACCCCGCCTGACCACCCGACACGACAGGATGACTCGCATGAGCGTCCGGCCGCCCGCACCGCGCCCCTGCACCTCGTGCCCGTACCGGCAGGACGTCCCCTCCGGCATCTGGACCGCAGACGAGTACGCCAAGCTCACCGCCTACGACGAGCCGACCTACGCACAGCCCGCCCGGTTGTTCCTCTGCCACCAGCACGACCGTGACGACGGCCGTGTCCGTATCTGCGGCGGCTGGGCCGGATGTCACGACGGAGATCACCTCCTGGCGCTCCGGGTTGCCGTGTCGTCCGGGGAGATCACGGCGGAGACAGCCGACGCGATCCGTGACTATGCGTCGCCCGTGCCGCTGTTCCCGTCCGGTGCTGAGGCTGCCGCTCACGGCGTGCGCGAGACCCGAAGCCCCGGACCGGATGCCTGCGCCGCTATCGACAAGATCATCCGCAATCGTGCCGACCTCACCGGAGGGCCAACCCCATGACCGCAAAGCCCCGCGAACCCTGGCGCGTGATCCTCACTCAGAACGGAATCCAACTCGCCGAAGTGGGCCACATCAGCGAAGCCAAGGCGTTCGCCCACGTGCGAGCCGCCCTCCGCTCCGGCGCCGACACCGCGAAGGTCATGCAGTGGGAGGGCGGCCGCTGGTGGCACTTCGAAACCGTGACCGCCGACGAGATCACCGACGCCTGACCCTCATGGCATGACGAAGGCCCGCCCTCTGGTCGCCCGACCAGAAGCGCGGGCTCTCGCATGCCCGGAAGATCAGCCGCCCGCGCCGCGCCACAATCACCCCATGAGCAGCTACCCGGCGCGCTGCCCCGGACGCAACCTCAACGGCCGTATGTGCGCCAACCCCGCCGGGCAAAACACCAGCCACGTGGGACTAGGCACCTGCAGTTGGCACCGCGGCGGACAGCGACAAGCCGAGGAGGCATGGGCCATGGCACAAGAACTCGCAGCCGAGCGGAACGTGACCCCGCACGAGGCCCTCCTCGGCCTCGTGCGCACCGCGTCCAGCCGCGCGGCATGGACGGACACCGTCATCGTGAACGCCATGCGCGAGCACGTCGAGGCTGGCGGGGATCCGCTGAAGCCGCCAGACGGGATGCTGCCGTGGCTGCGGCAGTCCCGCGAGGAACGCAAACTCGCCGCCACCACCGCGAAACAGGCTGTAGACGCTGGAGTGATGGTGGCCTTGGAACGACGCCTGGACCTCGAAGGTGAGCTTGTCGCTACCGCGCTCGGTGCCGCGTTGGACTCGCTGGAGCTCAGCCACGATCAGCGGGTGGCGGCGCTCGGCGCCGCGCAGCAGCATCTCCTCGGTGCCGGCGAGGCTGCTGCCGGGGCCTGACCCCACCCCGGAATGACCATCACGGATCCGCTGGCATCCTGCCGCGCATGAGACTGCTGCTCACCGGGGCGTCCGGGTTCGTCGGGTCGACTGTCCTCGCGCATGTGCTCGCCAACACGGACTGGCACGTGACGTGTCCGGTGTCGTACCGGCACCACGGCGACGGGGCCCGCATCAACGCCGTCCTCGACGCACAGCCTGATGCCCGCGCGCGGGTGGACGTCATCGCCCACGACTTGGCGTTGCCGATCACGCCGGTCCTCGCCGAGCAGATCGGGCCCGTCGACTACGTGTGGAACATCGCCTCCGAGTCCCACGTCGACCGCTCCCTCACGGACCCGGTGCCGTTCGTGCGGAACAACGTCGAACTCCAGCTGAACATGCTGGAGTACGCCCGCCTGGCGAAGCCGCGGCTGTTCCTGCAGATGTCGACCGACGAAGTGTTCGGGCCCGCCGCCGAGAACTACCGGCACCACGAGTGGGACAGCATCCGCCCCTCCAACCCGTACGCCGCGTCGAAGGCGGCGCAGGAGGCAATCGCCTACAGCTACTGGCGCGCGCTGGGCGTGCCTTTGATCGTGACGAACACGATGAACCTCCTCGCACCCGCGCCTCAAGCGTCGGAGAAGTTCATTCCGAAGATCGCCCGCGCCATCTACGGCGGTCCCGGCGAGACGCTCACCGTCCACGCTTCCCCCGACGGTGTCTCCGGGTCGCGCTGCTGGGTCGACGCCCGCGACTTCGCCGCAGCGTGGCTGTGGCTCACCCGGCACTTCGATGGCGACGAGCGGCTGACGTACTACCCGACGATGCCGACCGGCCCCCTGCGCTACAACATCGTCGGCGAGGAGGCGACGAACCTCGACGTTGCGCAGCGCATGGCAGCGGCGGCCGGCCGCACCCTCAACTTCGAGCTGGTGGACTATCACGGGCAGCGCCCAGGCCACGACCACCGATACGCGCTCGACGGGTCGAAGCTCGCCGAGCTTGGCTGGCCCGGACCACGCCCACTCGACGAGACCCTCGCGGACATCGTGAAGTGGTACGCGGACAACCCGCAGTGGCTCACCGCGTGAGCGCCCCCGAGGCGCGCCCGTCGCCCTACCGACAGATGGCCGGGCGCACCCTCGACCAAGCCGCGGAGGTCCTGAACGCGCTGCCGGAGCGGCCGCTGGTCGAGGACGCGAAGGTCAACGCTGCTCAGGCGCAGGCGCTTGCCACCATCGCAGTAGCTCAGGCGCTACTGGAGATCGGGGATGTCCTGCGTACGGCCCTCCAGGAGCCTTCTGATGGGTGACCTCTTCCAGGCTGCCGTCATCCCGACGCGGGATCGGCACGACATGCTCGCGGACTGCATCAACTCGATCGTCGACCAGGTCGACCGGGTCATCGTCATCGACAACCTGTCGTCGCCGCCGATCGACCCCGAGCCGTGGCACGGCAAGGTCGGTGTGGTGTCACTGCCGATCGACCCGCCGAACATCTCGACGCTGTGGAACGTCGGGCTCGCCCTCGCCGACGCACAAGCCCACCAGCACGAAGCCGACCGGTGGGACATCGCCGTCCTCAACAGTGATGTGACCGTGCCGCCCGGCTGGATCGAAGGTCTGTCGACGGCCATGCGGGCCGGGCCCGCGGTCCTCGCCTACCCCGACCAGCACGGCGGACGGCGCCAGATCCTCCACACGAAGGCCGAACCGGTGGACCTGCGGACGCGGATCACGGGCTACGCGTACCTGCTGCGCGGCGAGACCGGGCTGCGCCTCGACGAGGACCTTGCGTGGTGGTACGGCGACGACAGCCTCGACTGGACCGCCCGTGAGCGCGGCGGCGCCCTCCTCGTCCCCGGCCTGGCCGTCGAGCACCGCTGTCCCAACGGCTCGATGTACGAACGGCCGGAGCTCAAGACGCAGGCGGGCCGTGACCGCGAGACCTTCAAGGCGAAGTGGGGCCGCACTCCGTGGTGAGCAGCAAGGAGAAACCGTTGAAGATTGCAGTAACCGGTGGTGCCGGGTTCTTCGGCCGCGCCACCATCGAAGCCGCCGAGCAGGCGGGGCATGAGGTGTGGGCGTTCGACCGCACCCAAGGTCTCGACATTCTCGGCTCGTTGGACGCGCTCGGCGACGCCGACACCGTCATACACCTCGCCGGAGTCCTCGGCACCAGCGAACTGTTCGACATGCCGGAGACGGCCATCCAGGTCAACGTCATCGGTACGCTCCGTATCCTGGAGTGGTGCCAGGATCGTGGCGCCCGCTATGTCGGGGTGTCGATGCCGGACCCGTTCCCGTCGGTGTACACCGCGACGAAGGTCGCCGCCCGCAGGCTCACAACAGCGTGGCATCACGCGTACGGGCTGCCCGTGTCCACCGTCCGCGCCTTCAACGGCTACGGCCCCTACCAGCACTACGGGCCCGGCCACCCGCAGAAGATCCTCCCCACCTTCGCCCGCGCAGCATGGGAGAACCGGCCCCTGCCCATCTGGGGTGACGGCACTCAGGCCATGGACCTCGTCCAGGCCGACGATGTGGGCCGGATGCTCGTCGAAGCCACCGGATATGGGGATGACGAGACGTTCGACGCCGGCACCGGTACTGCGGTGACCGTGAACCAGTTGGCGGAGTTCGTGCTGAAGGAGACTGGGTCGAAGGCGGGTATCGAGTATCTGCCGATGCGTGCGGGTGAGGTGCCGGTGCAGATCACGGCGGAGGGTGAGGGTTGGGACCGGTTGGACTGGAAGCCCGAATTCTCGTGGGATCGGGTTGCTGAGACGGTGAGGTGGTACCGCGATGCCCGCTGATGTCGCGATTGTGACCGCGTGTTATGACGCCTACGACACGGTGAAGCCGGTGTTGGCGCAGGCTGGTGTGGAGGTGGAGTGGGTGTTCGTCACCGACTCCGAGCCTGCCGATGCGCTCGGCTGGCGTGTGGTGGTGGAGCCGCAGCCGGATGTGCCGCCGAATCGTGCGGCGAAGCGGCCGAAGTTCGAGCCGTGGAAGTACACCGACGCGCCCGCCAGCATCTGGATCGACGCTTCGTTTCGTGTCGTCTCCCCGGACTTCGCGGCCGAGGCGCTGGCCTTGGCGAAGCCGATCGCGCAGTTCGTGCATCCGTGGCGGGACTGCCTGTTCGCGGAGGCGGTGGAGATCGCGGCGCTCGGCATGGATCCGGAGGGTGTGGCGGGGTGGCAGACGGCCCGGTACAGGGAGGCGGGGCATCCGGTGGGTTGGGGGTTGTGGGCGTCGGGTGTGATCGCGCGCAGGCATACGGCGGCTGTGCGGCGGATGGGTGCGGCGTGGGCGCGGGAAGTCGGCGCGGGTTCGGCGCGGGATCAGGTGTCGCAGCCGCACGTCCTGCGGGAAGCGAGGCTGCGCCCGGCGAGTCTGCCGGGAACGCATCTGGCGAACGCGTGGCTCAAGTACGAGGGAAGCGGAAGGCATTGAGCGGCGCGGCCGGGGAGGCAGAGCGCAGACGGCGCGCGCGGGCCCGGAAGGCGGAGGCAGCGGCGGCGGCGCCTGTCGTAGCGGTACGCCCTTGGTGGCCGGAGATCGAGGCGGCGCTGGTGGACTGCCCCGACTCGGCGAATCACAAGGTGTGCCCCGTCAGCGGCGGCGGCCACGACTGGTACAAGCCGCACCCGCGCCCGGCCGACCACAAGTACCAGTGCTTGCAGTGCGGGCACTACGACCTCGACGACTACAGGTGAGGCACTGATGAGCGAGCAGGTACCGAGCGTTGGCAGGATCGTGCACTATCAGAGCTACGGCACCCCGGGCGGCGAGTACACCTCGCAGTGCCGGGCAGCGATCGTCGCCGCCGTCTACAGCCTCGACAACCCGCACCCGGACCCCGAGGTACACACCGAGGCCGAAGGTGCTGAGTGGGTGGCGCTCGCGGTGCTGAACCCGAGCGGCATGTTCTTCAACGACGCGTGCCACGACGAGCTGACCAAGCAGGGCGGCACGTGGCATTGGCCGGAGCGTGTCGGTTGACTTCCTCCACCCGCCTGAAGGCGGGGGATTCCTCACTTCGCAGTGAGGGCTTCCTGCTTCGCAGGCAGTTGCCCCGTCCGGGAGTTCTCCCGTTGAGGTCTTACACCGCCTCCACAGGCGATCACCGACAGCCCGTCGGCGAGGATGTTGCGTGCCGCGTTCACATCACGGTCATGCACCGTGCCGCAACCGCACGTCCACTCACGGACGTTCAGCGGCATCTTCGCCGCGACCGTGCCGCAGGTTCCGCACAGCTTCGAGCTGGGGAACCAGCGGTCGACCACGACGAGTTCTCGCCCATACCAGGCGCACTTGTACTCCAGCATCATCCGCAGGTCACGCCAGGCTGCGTCCGATATGGCTCGCGCGAGCTTGTGGTTCTTGACCATGTTGCGGACAGTGAGGTCCTCGATCGCGATGACTTGGTTCTCGTCAACGAGACGGGACGTCAGTTTGTGGAGGAAGTCCCGGCGCCGGTCGGCGATCCGCGCGTGGACGCGGGCGACCTTCCTGCGGGCCTTCTCCCGGTTGTTCGATCCCTTGGCCTTGCGGGACAACTCCCGCTGCGCCTTCGCGAGGCGCTTGCGGTCCTTCCGTTCGTACTTCGGGTTGGCGACCTTCTCGCCAGTCGAGAGGGTCACCAGGGACGTGATGCCCGCATCGATGCCCATCGCCTGATCGGTGGCTGGCAGCGCCGCGATGGTGTCCTCGCACAACATGGACACGAACCAGCGCCCTGCAGCATCGCGGGACACCGTGACAGTGGTCGGCGCACTGCCCTCTGGCAGTGGACGGGACCAGCGAATGTCCAGCGGCTCGGTCATCTTCGCCAGCGTCAGGTGGCCATCACGCCACTTGAAACCGGAGCGCGTGTACTCCGCCGAAGCACGGGACTTCTTCCGGCTCTTGAAGCGCGGGTACTTCGCACGCTTGGCGAAGAAGTTCCCGAACGCCCCTTGCAGATGCCGCAGGGCCTGCTGAAGCGGAACGCTCGACGCCTCGGCCAGGAAGGCGAGTTCCTCGGTCTTCTTCCACTCCGTGAGCGCGGCCGAGGACTGGACGTAGGAGACGCGGCGCTGCTCGCCGTACCAGGCGCGGGTGCGCTCTTCCAGCGCCTTGTTGTAGACGAGGCGGACGCAGCCGAACGTGCGGGACAGCTCGGCTGCCTGCTCGTCCGTGGGGTAAAAGCGGTACTTGAAAGCCCGCTTGACCTGCTGCGTCATGTCTCACATTCTACCAGTTCCTGTGTCAGTGGGGCGCGTTGGGCAGGTGGGGCAGCGCGCTCCGCCGCTGCGCGGCTCCGGGCACGGGATGCGCTTCCTCCCCCGGCTGAAGCCGGGGACTTCCACGCAAGGAGTCTCCGATGAGACTGGAGATCGGTGGCGGGAAACTCCTCCCAGCAGGCTGGACCAACCTCGACCCCAACCACGGCACCGGCGACTGGCGGCGCCTCGCACAAGACACGCCATGGCCCACCGGCGACCACACCGTGGAAGCCATGCGCGCGAGCCACGTCATGGAGCACATCCCTGCTGGTGACCCGCGCATCGCGGTCCTCAACGAAGCCCACCGCGTCCTCAAGCCGGGCGGCGTGTTCGAGATCCGCGTACCCAACGCGCTCAGCGGGACGTGGCATGCGTTCGCCGACCCGACGCACGTCTCCTTCTGGTGCGTGGAGTCGTTCCACTACATCGACGGGACGAAAGCCGCCCACGCTGATTACGGGCTGCGGCCGTGGAAGACGCTGGAGCTCCGCATTCAGGGCGACAACGAGATCTTGTGGAAGGGCACGCCACGATGAGCGCGATCGACTACGACCTGGAGTTCCTGGAGAACGGCCGCACCATTGAGCTGATCTCCATCGGCATGGTGTGCGACGACGGCCGCGAGTACTACGCCGTCAACTCCGAGATGCCAGTCGACCGCATCCTCAACCACCAGTGGCTGAAGGCCAACGTGTGGCCGCACCTGCCGCTGCGTGGGTACAAGCCCGCCCCGCAGATCAACGCCCTTCAGCAGAGCGACGGTGTTCTGGACCTGCACGACACGCGCGTACGCCCCAAGCAGGTCATCGCGAACGAGGTCCGGGACTTCATCCAAGCCACGACCGATGCCGAACTGTGGGCGAGCTACGGGGCCTACGATCACGTGTGCCTCGCCCAACTCTGGGGCCCGATGATCGACCTTCCTGAGGGCGTCCCGATGTTCACTCACGACATCCAGCAAGAACGCGTCCGGCTCGGCATCCACGTGGACGACGTGCCCAAGCAGGAGAGCGGCGAGCACAACGCGCTCGCCGACGCCTACCACAACCAGACCGTCCGGCACTGGTTGTCCACGCAGGCATGGCGGGGCGCTCCGTGACCGCTCCCGGCGTCACGGTCGTCGTTCCGTACCACGCGGCCCGCGTGAAGAACGGCATGCTCAAACGCGCCGTCGCGTCCGTCAACGCGCAGACCATCCCCCACCTGCTGATCACCGTCGAAGACACCCAACGCCAGGGCGCCGCCGCGACCCGCCAACGCGGCCTCGACATGGTCACCACCGAATGGACCGCGTTCCTCGACAGCGACGACGAACTCGACCCCACCCACCTGGCGCAGCTCCTCACCTGCGCCGAGCAGACCGAAGCCGACTACGTCTACCCCTGGTTCCGCGTACGCGGCGGACGCGACCCGTTCCCCATGTTCTTCGGCAAACCCTGGGACAACGCCCACCCCCACTCCACGACGATCACCATCCTCGTACGCACCACCCTCGCGCAGCAGGTCGGATTCACCGGAGCCGGTGAGGACTTCCGCTTCACGAAGGGCTGCGTAGCAGCAGGGGCGAAGATCGTGCACCTGCCCGTGAAGTCGTGGACCTGGCACCATCACGGCGGCGGGAACACCTCCGGACGCCCCGACCGCGGCGACGCCCGACACCGCTAAACCGAGCATTCGCCGGGCCGGGCAACGTATCCTGGAGCGTTCGCCAGAAACCAGGAGGAACCCCATGGCCGCGCCCGACGAAGAAGCCCTAAAACAGTTCATCGCACGCCTCCCGGACCCCGGCAAAGAGCACGAGATCTACACGCTCGACGGTGAGGAGCTGTCGTACCTCGATGGCGTCGCGGACGCTTACCGGGTGCTGACCGGAGAGACGCCGAAGAGCACCGGCACCCTCCGCGCTCTGTTGGAACGGGCTGAGTTGATGCGCGGCCAGCACGAACCCGAATGGGTGGATACAAAGTTCAGCGGCAGGTACTGCAAGGTCTGCGACAGGCCCGCGCAGGAGAGCGGTGACGTTCCGTGGCACTCCACCCCGGCGTGACCGCTGTCATCCCCACCATCCCGCCACGCAAGAACTACCTCGACCGGGCGCTCGCCAGCGTGCGATTCCAGACGCACGCCGTCCACGGCGTGGAAGTCGCCACCGACCACGACCACGCAGGCGCAGCCGCCACCCGCAACAAGGCACTGAACGCGGTACAGACCACGTGGGCGGCGTTCCTCGACGACGATGACGAGTGGCGCCCCAAGCACCTCCGGACCCTGGTAGAAGCCGCCGAAGAATCCGGCGCCGACATCATCTACCCCTGGTTCGATGTGCTCTCGCCCCGCGGCTTCGACCCGTGGCCCGGAGTGGAGGGGCGCCCCTTCGACCCGGACGACCTGCGTACGCGGAACTACATCCCGACCACGGTTCTCGCACGCACCGAGGCCGTGCGCGACGTCGGCGGCTTCGAACCGTACGGCGACCAGCAGGAGAGTGCCTGCGACGACTGGGGCTTGTGGCGCAAGCTCCTCGACGCGGGGGCACGCTTCCACCACGTCCCCGCACGCACGTGGCTGTGGCACTGGCATTCGCGTCATACTTCTGGTCTAGGAAACCGCTGGTGAGTCACGCGGAGACGCCCACGGACCGGAGACAGCACATGAAGGTCAAACTGGCGGCCTACCTGGACGGCCCCCGATCCCTGGAACGCGAGCTGCCAGAAGACTGGTGGTCCCGCACCGAGGACCAGCGGACCGAGTGGATCAACCAGTACAAATCAGATCTGGTCGACATGCTGCGCCAGAACACGCTGGCGTACGAATGGGAACCCGGATGGGAAGGCCTGCTGTACGGAGAAGGCCCGGACGACCTCGAAGGCTGAACCCGCCAACGCTGAGTGGCGCCCCTGTGCGCTTCTTCCCGGGGACGCCCACGGGTCAATGAGGGCACAAATTCAAACCCTGGCGCACGGCCAGCGTACGAGACAACCACCGGACCCCGCTCCGGAACCCGACCACCGTCCGGCAGCCGACAATCCCGAACATGACCACCGAGGACCGGGCAGCCATAGCACAACGCGCCGCCGCCCTCCTCAACGCCCAACTGAAACCCCGATGGCAGCCACAACCCCACCAAATCCCACCCGACGGCACCTGGACGGGATGGCTCCTCATGGCCGGCCGGGGCGCCGGGAAATCGAAAGCCTGCGCCGAGTACGTACGCCAGCACGTCGCCGGACCCCCCTGCATCCCCGGCGCCGTCCCCCACTGGATCTCCATCATCGCCCCCACCCTCGGCGACGGCGTCACCTCCATGTACGAAGGCCCCGGCGGAATCCGCAACGCCGACCCCGGAGCCCGCCTCGTCCAAGCCCCCGGCGGAACCGTCATCCGCTGGCCCAACGGCAGCCAAGCCAAACTCTTCGGCAGCCACAGCCCCGAAGACGTCGAACGCCTCCGCGCCGGCGGCAACTCGTGCCTCGCTGTCCTCGAAGAGTTCGCCGCCTGGCGGTACATGGAACAGGCCTACGACCAACTGCGGTTCGGCCTCCGCTCCGGGCCGCGCCCGCACTGGATCGCAGCGACCACACCGAAGCCGCGCCCGCTCCTGAAACGGATGCTCGCAGGGGAGATTCCGGGCGTCGTCCACACGCACGCCACGATGTACGACAACCCGTACCTCGAACAGACCGTCAAGGACGCGTTGGAGGACACCTACGCGGGCACAGACATCGGTGCGCAGGAACTCCAAGGACGCCTGATCGACGAGGTGGCCGCCGCGCTGTGGAAGCGGGCCACGATCGAGCAGAACCGGGTGCGGCCCGGTGACGTGCCGGACCTTGCACGGATCACGGTCGGGGTGGACCCGTCCGGCGGTGCGGGCGAGCAGGGCATCGTCGTCGCGGGGAAGTCCGGCCTCGTACTCCCGGGGGACGGTGGCCGGCCGCAGCATCACGGGTACGTCCTCGATGACCGGACGTGCAACCTGCCGCCCGACGGCTGGGGGCGGCGTGCGGTGCAGGCTGCGATCGACTGGGAGGCCGACGACATCGCGGTAGAGATTAACTACGGGGCGGCGATGGCCGTATCCGTGATCAGTACGGCGGCGGCGGCGATGGGCGTTGACATTCCTATCCGCCAGCTCACCGCGTCTCGCGGTAAGCGGGTGCGTGCTGAGCCTGTGAGTGCCTTGACAGCGCAGGGCCTTTGGCATCACGCGGGTGTGTTTCCGGAGCTGGAGGACCAACTTGCGACTTGGTATCCGGAGCTCGGCTGGTCACCCGATAGGCTCGACGCAATGGTCTGGACCACGTGGCATCTGAAGCTGGTCGGGATCTCCGTGAGAGGTGTCGGAAGTCTCGGTGGCGATTTGGCGCGGAAGCAGATCGTCGGAACGAGGCGGTGATGGGCGCGGTTACGGTGCGGGGCATGGAGACTTGGCTGCTGCTGCTCGTGATGTCGCTGGCCGTGTATCGGGGTACGCGGTTGGTGGTGGCCGACACTTTTCCGCCAGTGCTGTGGTTGCGTGACCGGCTGGTGGGTGGGTGGCGTGAGCCGACGATGAAGGAGCAGCATCACGAGGCATTCCCGACCGGCGAGGTTGAGGAGCACACGCTCAAGTCGGTACCGGGCCTGGGGATGTTCCGGCTGGTCGACGGTGAGCTGTTCATCTACGCCCGTCGGTGGAAGTGGTCGCCGTTCTGGTTGGCCGAGTTGCTGTCGTGCCCTTGGTGCGCGAGCGGCTGGGTGGCGCTCGTGGTGACGGGCGGGGTGTGGGCGACGGTGGGTTTGCCGGTGCCGCTGCTGGTGTGGCCTGCGGTGTGGGCGGTGGGTGCGTTGTTGGCGGCGCAGGAATGGGCGTGACGTTTCCTGTGCCATGGTGACGTGTGAGGGCAGGTTCCCCCGGGGTCCTCGTGTGGGGTGGCGAGCCGTCTGCGTTCGGGCGTTCCGCAGGCGGCTCCTCTGTGTTCCCGGGCAACGCTCACTCATGCAGGGCGCCCGTGTAGTGGGGCTTGTCGCATCGGGGGATATGAGCAGTGCCCGGGATGAGGCCCGCTTCCCACAGGTCGTAATGCTCGTCGAACAGATGCCCGGCAACCTTTAGCGCGGTCGCGATGACAATCGAGTCTTCGGGCGATGGGTTCTTCGCGCCGATCCCCTCATCTGCGAGGGCCATCTCCATACGGATGATCAGCGAGGCTTCCTGTTCGGTCATGCCTCAGCGTATCGCCATCCACCGCCCGGAATGATCTTCACCGGCTAGTGCCTACCGTCACCCGCAGACCCCATCCACGGGAGCAGCGGGAGCCGACAAATGGCCTGGTACCACGCCTTTACGCGTCGCGGCCCCATGCCCGCGCCCAAGCCGCACACCCCCGACCAACCCAACGCGGTCACCGCCGCCGCAGCCCCCGTCACCAACCCCCGCACCGAACTCATCCGCAACACCGACACCTGGCAACAAGAAGCGTGGCAGTTCTACGACGACCTCGGCGAACTCCGATACGCCGTCGAGTGGATCAGCGCCATGCTCTCCCGCGTACGCGTATACGCCGCAAAGCTCGAACCCGGCGAAGACGAACCCGTACGCGCCGAAGCCGGAACCGCCGTCGACCTCATGACCACGCTCGGCGGAGGCGTCGCCGCCCAAGCACAACTCCTGTCCGCCATAGCCACCCAACTCGCCGTCCCCGGCGAAGGCTATTTGGTCGGCGAGACCATCAACGGAGTGGAGCAATGGGCAGTCCGCTCCACCGACGAAGTCCGCGCCGCCCGCGGCCACTACGAAGTCGTCGACGAGAACTCGGTGAACAGCGGCGCGCAGTGGCGCCCCCTCGGCTCCGACTCGCTGGTAACCCGGGTGTGGCGGCCGCACAAGCGCTACCACTACATGGCCGACTCCCCGGCCCGAGCGGCTCGCTCCACGATGCGCGAACTGGAGCTCGTCAACCGGCACATCGTCAGCCAGTACCTGTCACGGCTCGCTTCGGCAGGCGTCGTCCTCTTCCCCGACGAGGTGACCTTCCCCGTACGCGAGGAGTTCGCCGACGCCAACGATCCCTTCATGGCCGAATGGATCGAGATCGCCGCGGAGGCGATCCGCACACCCGGCACAGCGGCTGCCGTCGTACCCATTCCCATCAAGGTCCCAGGCGAGTTCCTCGAAAAGATCGCCCATCTCGACTTCACGATGAAGCTCGATGACAAGATCCTCGACAAACGCGACTCAGCGATCAAGCGCCTCGCCACCCAGCTGAACATCCCCGCCGAAGTCCTCCTCGGCATGGGCGATGTCAACCACTGGGGTCAGTGGATGTTGGAAGAGTCCGCGGTGAAGACGAACATCGCGCCGGAGGCGGAGCTGATCTGCCAGGCCCTCACCACCGGCTACCTCCAGCCCCGGCTGAAGGCGTCCGGTGTGGAGGACTTCGCGCAGTGGGTCGTCTGGTACGACATGTCCGAGCTCACGCTGCGCCCAGACCGCTCCGACAACGCAGTCCAGCTGTACGACCGACTGGAGATCGACGGCGCCGCGCTCCGCAGGGAGACCGGCTTCGACGAAGCGGACAAGCCGAGCAACGAGGAGCTGAAGGAACAGGCGCTCAAGGTCATCATTCACACCCTGCCGTCCGGCGCGGGATCCGCCCTCACCGAACTCATCGGGGAGCAGGTCACTATCGCAGCGACCGCGCCCATCGCCCCCGGCGACCAGCCGGAGCAGGAGGCGCCACCGCCCGAGGACCGGACGCCACCGGACCCCGAGGCCGCCCGCGAAGCCGCGGCGGCCGAACGGGCTGAACGCATGGCCCGGCAGGCGCAGCTGCTGCACGCCGTACGGTTCACGGTCGGCCGGCCGCCGGAGTTGCTGCATCCCGGGCTGTGCTCGCAGCACGCGTACTCGTGTCCGTTCACGCACGCCTCGCTGAAGCTGGCGGATCTACCGAGGCCGGGCACCTCGGGCGTGTATGAGGCGCGGCTTGATTCGTTCGGCCGGTTCACGATCGGCCGTCTTTCCCCGCACTTGGATACGAGCGGGTTCCTGACCACCGTCTCCAGGAGTAGCAATGGGTTCGCTCACAGCCGCGGCTGATGGTTCGCATATGTCGGGCGCGATGATTGCGCTGATGCCGACGGTGGAGGACGCTGCGCGGCTGGCGATCGAGGGCGGTGAGTCCGCTGAGGATCTGCATCTGACGCTGTACTTCCTCGGAGACGACGGCGCCGCGTGGACCGAGGATCAGCGCAACGAGCTGATCGGCAACGTCCGCGCGATCGCCGCCTCCCAGTTTGTGGGGCCGATCACGGCGCGGGTGTTCGGCGCGAACCACTGGAACGCGAACACCGATTCACCGTCGTGGGTGTGGGCCGTCGGCGACGACCGCGACGCGGACGGCCCCGGTCTGGGAGAGGTGCGCCACGACGTGACGTACGCGCTGGAAGAAACCCCCAACCACCCGGACCTCCCCATACAGCACTCGCCGTTTGTGCCGCACATCTGTGCCGCGTACTCGGATGAGTTGGATCTCGTCATCGCGTTGGAGGAACGCCTCGGCCCAGTCACCTTCGACCGCATCCGCGTCGCGTTCGCCGGGGAGCACACGGATATCCCGCTCGGCGAGGCGGTCACGGCGGCGGCGGGTCCGCTGCGCCGTCAGCCCACGGAGCTCGAACTCGCGAGCCGCGCCGACTTCGCGCAGATGGATAAGGCGTGGCGTGAAGCGGTCGAGAGCACGGTGGAGGCGTGGGCTGCGGTGCAGGAGGCGATGCGCGCCGAGGTCACCGCGAGTATCCAGGCTGCGGCCGAGGCTGACGACTTGGACCGTCTCGACGGACTCACGGTGGACACCGACGACGGCGCCACGCTTCTGATCGCTCGGATGATCGCGTACGCGCGGGAGGCCGGTGACGCACAGCAGGCTGAGGCCGAAGCCCAAGGCGTCACCGTGCCCGAGTGGTCGCTGGACGATGAGGCGCTCACCGCGGCGGCGATCCGGGACCGGCTGCGGCAGGTCGGCCGTACGACAGCCCGTTACCTGGGTGTTGGGCTGGTGCAGTCCGCGGTGCGGCAGGCGATGCGCGTGTGGGGCTTCGGGCCGCCGTCGCAGGTAGCCGACGCCGTTGACGAGCACCTGGCTGGGCTGTCGGGTGCGGCGGTTGAGGAACAGGTGGGCGGGGCGATGTCGGCGGCGCAGAACGAGGGCCGCATGGCTGTGCTCGCGGTCGCCCCGCCAGCCGAGTACACGGCTACAGAAATCTTGGACCGGTCGTCATGTAAACCCTGCCGCGCGATCGACGGCACCCGCTACACCACGCTGCCCGATGCCCGGACCGCGTACCCGTCCGGCGGCTACACGGGCTGCCTCGGCGGCGCGCGTTGCCGCGGCACGTTGGTCACCGTCTGGCCGCAGCCCGACGAGCAAGCTGCCGCCGGAATGATCTTGGCGGCTTCCGCGGACACAATGCCGCACCAGACCACCGACCAGGAGGGCACGATGCCGTACCGCGTCGAGCAGGATCACCCGGACTGCGGCGCGGATACGCCGTGGGCCGTGGTCAAAGAGATGACCGACGAACTCATGGGCTGCCACGCCACCGAAGCCGCCGCCCTGGAACAGCAGGCCGCCCTGTACGCCGAAGACGACGACATGGACAAGCCCGACGACAAGGGCATGGACTACACAGGCAAGACCGCACCCTGGGAAGGCGTCCTCGCCGTTGAGGGCATCGTCACTGGCGACGGCCGCGAGTTCGCGCCCGGCGCCCTCAACTGGGCCGAGCTGCCGGTACCACTCAGGTGGAACATTGAGGACTCCCACGGCGGGGAGCCGCATACCGTCGCCGTCAACGTCGGCCGCATCGACAAGGTCTGGCGTGACGAAGGCAAGATCATGGGCTCGGGTGTCCTCGACCTGTCCGACGACAACGGCCGCCGCGCCCACGCAAAGATCGAAGGCAAGTTCCTCCGCGGCGTATCCATCGACGCCGACTCCATCGCCGACGCGGACGTCGAGTTCGTGTGGCCAGAGGACGTCAACGCCGGAACCGGCGAAGGCGACGAGGAAGACCTGCTGGAGATGCTGTTCGCGCAGCCCGAGAAGATGATTTTCCACGGCGGACGCATCCGCGCTGCCACGCTGGTCGACATCCCCGCGTTCGCCGAGGCGTACATCGCACTCCTCGACGAGCAGGGCGCGGTCGTGGCCGGCGGGCAGCCCGTCGGTGAGGACGTCGTCCGTACGCTCACGGTGGTCGAGCCGGTCCCGGCCAAGCCGCGGGCGCTTGTTGCCGCGGGTGAGGTGTGGCGTCCGGCGCCGGAGTGGTTCTCGGATCCGAAGCTGTCTCTGCCCACCCCGATCACGGTCACCGACGACGGCCGGATCTACGGGCATGCCGCGCAGTGGGGGTCCTGCCACATCGGGCAGGAGGGTGTGTGCGTGCAGCCGCCGCACGAGGACGCGCACCCGTACTACCGCACCGGTGAGGTGGCGTGCGCGGACGGGTCGCGGGTGGCGGTGGGTCAGATCACGGTGGGTACGGGGCATGCGCCGCTGCATCTGGGTGCGTCTCCGGCGGCGGAGCACTACGACAACACCGGCGCCGCGGTCGCGGATGTCGCGGTCGGCAACGATGCGCATGGCATCTGGGTGGCGGGTGCGATCCGGCCGGGTGCGGATCCGCTGAAGGTGTACGAGCTGCAGGCCGCGGGCCAGGTGTCGGGTGACTGGCGTCGGATCGGCGGTGAGCTGCGGCTGGTGGGGCTGCTGGCGGTGAATGTGCCTGGGTTCCCGGTGCCGAAGATGCGGGCGCGGGTGGCCAGTGGTGAGCCTCAGGCGCTGCTCGCGGCGGGTCGTCCGACGGTGGCGTCTGGGTTGTCGGCGGAGGAGACGGAGCGTCAGGCGGTGCGGATTGTGATGCGGATGCTGTCCCGCCGAGTCCACCCGGGGAGGTGAAAGTAAATGTGCAACTGCAATAAGAGGCGCGGCCAGAAGCCTCCGCCGCCGCCCAACCCAAGCCCCTGACCATTTACTTTCACCGGTTCGGCCAAGTCAATTGACCTTGGCCGAACTGTGTGCTATGCGCTAACCTCCGTGATCAAAGGGCGCCAAACAGCAGGGCGCACACCCCTTCGCAGCGGAGGTCACCGTGCCAGCCGAAGAACTGTTCAGCGCCCCCAGCGACTTGACCCTCGTCGGCGACGACGAACTCGCCGCACTCGAAACCCGCGGCACCGCCGAGTTCGACCGCGTCCACGGCTCCGACCAGGTCGACCCCGAGACACTCCAATACGCGATGCGCCTCACCGACGACCTCGACCGCATCCGCGCCGAACTCTCCGTCCGTGACGTACGCGCCCAGCGCAACGCCGAACTGGAGCAGGCCCGCGTCGCCGACCAGCTCGCCAACCTCCAGGCCCGCGTCCACGGCCCCACCGAACCGGCTACCGCCGCTCCTGCCGCCCCGCAGGTCGACGCCGAGGCCATTGCCGCCGCAGCGGCCCGCGGTGTCACCGCCGGGATGGTCGCCCTGATGGGCGAGCGGCGCGGAGGCATCGACGCCGGGGCCCTCGCCCGCCGGGCGACCGCATCTCTCGCCGAGACCGCCGCGCACGCGCCCACACCGAAGGTCCCCGCACAGCGTCTCGCCGTCACCGCCTCGGTGGACATTCCCGGCGTCGCCCACGGCGGTGAACTCCCCACCCTCCGCTCCCTCGCAGACGTCGTCGCCCGCAAGGCCAAGAGCATGCCGATCACGCAGGGCCAGCCGTCCGAGCAGCTCGTCGCGTCGATCCGAAACGACTTCGGTCACACCGTCGACGACCGCACCAGCCGTGGCGAGATGAAGGAACTCATCGAGTTCCTCACCGGCCCCGACAAGCAGCAGGCGCTGGTGGCCGGTGGTGGCTGGTGCGCGCCGTCCGAGATCCGCTACGACTTCTTCAACATCGCCTGCGAAGACGGCATGATCGACCTGCCCACCTTCGGCGTGAGCAGGGGCGGCATCCAGTTCCCCACCAGCCCGTCCCTCGCGGACGCGCTCGGCGGCGGCACCGCCTTCGCAGGCTTCGCCGCCACCCTCTCCAACGAGTCCACGCCGTTCCTGTGGACCGAAGCCGACGACATAGCCGCCGCCACCGGCTCCCCGACGAAGCCCTGCATCCGCGTGCCCTGCCCGGACTTCGAGGAAGAGCGCCTGGAGTGCTACGGCTACTGCCTCACCGCCGGGAACCTGACCGACGACGCGTTCCCTGAGGCCACGGCCAACACGCTGCAGCTGCTGATGTCGGCGCACGCACACGTCATCAACGCCCGCCTGATCGCGCAGATGCTCCTCGCCTCCTCCGCGACCACCACCATCACCGGCGGCGCCGTCACCGACGCAGCGGCCCCCAAGATCTACAACGCGGTCGGCCTCGCCGCCACCGACTACCGGGCCCGCTACGGCATGTGCATCGACGACGTCCTCGAAGTCGTCCTCCCGTACTGGGTCCGCGAAGTCATCCGCGGCGACCTCGCGTGGAAGGCAGGCGTCGAACTCCAGGCGGTCACCAACGCTGAGGTCGACTCGTACTTCGTCGCCCGCAACGTCCGCGTCCAGTGGGTCAACGACTGGCAGGTGAGGGGCGCCTCGCAGTTCGGCAACTCGTCCGCCATGGTCGCCTGGCCGACCACCGTCGACTTCCTCATCTACGCCGCGGGCACGTTCATCCACGGCAACGGGCTGTCCCTGGACCTCGGGGTGATCCGCGACTCGGTCCTCAACGAGACCAACGACCACACCGCGGCCTGGTCCGAGGAGTGCCACCTCGTCGCCCGCGTCGGCCACGAGTCCCGCCGCTACACGGTCGGCTTCAACGTCAACGGCTCCACGTCGGTGCTTCTTGAGGGCACCGTCCGCGTCTGACCATCCCCGTGAAACGAGCAGCAGAAGGGTGGTGAGCGCCGATGGCCGCACGCCAGATCATCGACCCACCAGCGTTCACCGCCCTGCCCTACGGGCTGTGGGACACAATCCAACACCCCGCCCCGCCGTCACACTGGCAGCAGGGCGTCACCTGGATCGAACGCTGCCCGACCGGCGACACCACCTACGACGAATGCCTCAGCGTCACGGGCACCGGCGCACCCCCCGAACCCGCCGCCAAAACCAGCAACGTTGAGCAGACCACACGCGGGGCAACACCGTTCACGGTCTACGCCGAGTTCGAATGCTCCCCGGTCGGCCTCACCGACGCCGCGACCGTCGCCGAAGATGCGCTCGCCCGCGTCGAGCAGCAGCAGGTAGAGGCGGCGTTCTGGACCGGCACCGCCGGCGGCCAGGCCATCGTGTTCCCGCATCTCGCGGCCGACACTGAGGTCCTCGACTCGCAGGACATCGTGCTGCAGCCGACCGCTTCTCCGGCGGTCACCGGGGCCGATGTCGCCCACGCTCTGGGGGAGCTGGAGGCGGATCTCGCCGACTGCTATTCCGGGCAAGGCCTCATCCACGTCCCCCGCGACGCGCTGCCCACCCTCGCCGCCTGGAACCTGGTCACCGAACGGGACGGGCGCCTGTACACCACTGCCGGGAACCTGATCGTCGTGGGCGGCGGCTACACCGGCAGCGGGCCCGACGGGGCAGCCCCGGTCGCCGGGACCGCGTGGATTTATGCGACGGGCGCCGCGTTCGGCTACCGCTCGGACGTGTTCTTCACCGACGTCCGTGACTCCCTGGACCGGTCCGCGAACACCCTGAGCATGATCGCCGAGCGCACGTATGTCCTCGGCTTCGAGTGCTGCCTGTTGGCCGCGCACATCGTCCTGGGCGTGCCCACCGAGTAGGAGTAGATCACCATGGCAGCTACGTCTACGTGCGTAACCCCCATCAAGGGCACGCACATGCGGATCATCGAACTCGACGCGTGCGGCGTCCCCGTCACCGGCGCGCCCGGGCAGGTCACCGTCACCAAGGGCTTCGTCCAGGTCAACATGGAGCCCCAGTACGAAGACGGCGTCGAGTTCTTCGAGCGCACCGCAGACGGCTCCGCGTGCGTCAACCAGAAAGACGACCCCACCCTCAAGCGGTTGAACCTCACAAGCCAGTTCTGTGAGATCAACACCAGCGCCGTCTCCCTCATGATCTCCGCCCGCGAACTCACCACCGGCACCCCCACCACCGGCACCGGATTCGCCGTCGCCGAAGGCAACCCGACGCGCCGCTACAGCCTGGAAGTGTGGCAGGAAGTCGCCGGAGCCGGAGCCTGCGACCCGTCCGGGAACCAGCGCTACATCTACAACGCGTGGCCCAACGTCGGCGCCACCCAACTCGGCGCGTACCTCGTCGAAAACGGCCGCTCCATGCTGGAGACCACCTCCGAAACCCGCGGCCCGTCCACCCTGTGGCTGGCCCTGGTCGGCGCCGACTACCTGCCCGCCGGAGAGACCATCGAGACCGACGAGCACTGGGTGTGGAACGTCACCACCACCGCCCCGCCGACGATCGCCTGCGACCCGACCCTGCTCGCCGCATAACGAGACCCGCCCCGAGGGGGAGCCATGGCGCTTGCCCAGTACAGCGAGCTGTTCTGGTTCCCCACCGGAAGCTTGGCCGCGACCATCCCAGCGCGAGTGTTCGAGTACGACACGAACACCTTCGCCGCGCTGTGGGCCGACGCCGGCGGCACTGTCCCGCTGGCCAACCCGATCAACACGTCCAGCCTCGGACGGCTGGAGTTCTGGGCCGAAGAAGGCCGCTACTGGATCCACATCGACAGCGAAGCCTTCGACATCGCCATCGGAGCAACCGGACAGGGCGCAACACAAGGCGACGTCACCGCCGCCATCGCCGCCCACAGTGCGGCATCCGATCCCCACGCCGACCGTGCTTACGCCGACGCGCAGATCGCTGCACTGTCGGCGCTGACCCAGCTCAAAGTGAAGACCGCCGACGAGTCACGCACAGCCGACACCACCGTGTCCGACGACCTGCACCTGTTCGCATCCCTCGAAGCGAACAGCGTCTACCGGTTCACCACGATGCTGCTGTTCGACGGCCCGGAAGCCGCCGACGCGACAATCAGCTTCACCGCCCCGTCCGGCGCGGCGGGCGGATGGGCCCCAGTGGCCGGCACGCTCGGCACCACCGCCCCCGACGGGGCAGCGCAGTTGAAGATGGCGGGCCGCCAGTTCGGTGCCGAAGTCGATGTTGGTGTGATGGCTGCCTCGGCGACGTTGGCCGGGTTGATGGTGCTGCCGCATGGCATCGTCGTCACCGGCGCCACACCCGGGACGCTGCGTTTGCAGTGGGCGCAGGCGTCGAGCAACATCACCGCGGTGAACTTGAAAGCCGGGTCCACGCTGGAAGTGGTGAAGGTGTCGGGGTCCGGGCCGTCCGCATCGGGCATCAACCTGGAATTCCCCCGCAACTACCCCTCCGATCAGGGACTGCTGGCGTGGACGTATGACCCGGACATGGCCGGACACGTCACCGCGCAGTCCGCTGCGGGTGTGGGCGGGCGGGTCACCCTCACGAAGGTGATCCTCCGCAAGAGCATCACCTGGTCGAGCATCTGGTTCGGGCTGTCAGGCCTCGACGTCGGCGCCAGCCTCAGCGACTGCTACCTCGGCGTGTACGACGCGGCAGGCGACCGCGTCGCCGTCACCGCGGACATATCCGCCGACCTGATGACCGGCGCCATCGCCAAAGCCGTCGACCTCGCTGCCCCGTTCACCGCCGGGCCGGGCGACTACTTCATCGCGATGCTCCTCAACGGGACGTGGACCACCAACGCCCTGCACTTCAAAGCGTCCGGTGCGGGCATCAGCGTGAACGCCAACCTGGCCGCGCCGAACTTGCGGTACTCGAACATGCTCACCAGCCAAACGTCGCTGCCCGCATCGCTGGACCTCACCCAGCAGACCACGTCCATCATCAACACCGGCTGGGCCTCCCAGTGGTACGGGATCAGCTGAGAAGAGGCCCAGCATGCCGGTCATCAATCCGATCGTGAGCCAGCCCACCGGGACGGGTGTGGTGTCGGGCCCGTGCGCGGACTGGCCCGTCACCTGGATCTGCGACCTCGACACCCTCAACCCCGCTGTCACCGGGATCGCCGTATCCATGGCGACGGAAACGCTGTGGGCGCTGACCGGAATGCGGTTCGGGTTGTGCGAGATCACGCTCAGGCCGTGCGCGAGTGAGTGTCAGACCGGCGCTTTCTACGACGACTTCGGGCCCCCGTGGGCGTCGGGCTCCTATCCGCAGCCCGCGCTGATCGGCGGCCTTTGGTACAACCTCACCTGCGGGTCGTGCACGTCAGGCTGCTCATGCTCGGAGGTGTCGGAGGTGCGGCTTCCGGCGCCGGTGTACGAGATCGTCGAGGTCCTCATCGACGGCGTGGTGTTGGCGTCGTCGGCGTACCGGCTGGACAACAACCGGCTGGTGGTGCGTACGGACGGTGGCCGGTGGCCGCGCTGCAACGACCTGTCTCGTGATGACAATGAGACGGGTACGTGGTCGATTACGGCCCGGTATGGGGAGCCGCTGCCCGAGGGTGCGGCGTTGGCGATGGGCGAGTTGGCGTGTGAGATTGCGAAGGCCGCTGATGGTGGGGACTGCCGGCTGCCTGCGGGTGTGCAGCAGTTGGTGCGGCAGGGTGTGACGATCTCGTATCCGGATGTGGGTGAGCTGTTCCGGCAGGGCCGGACCGGGCTGTATTTGGTGGATATGTTCGTGGCGACGTGGAATCCGTACGGGCTGCGGCAACGCTCGCGCGTGTACAGCGTGGATCGGCCGACGGTGCGAAGGGCGGGCACCTGATGCCGATGATCTCTGGCGAGTTGAAGTGGTACACCGTCGCAGAACGACTGAGGGCCGCAATCCATGCTGACCTCACCGACACCCCCGACCGCTCCGGTGTCGTCCCCGGGGCCATCGCCTGGGATGCCTGCGACTGCGGCATGCTCGCCGTGTCCGTCGGCACCGTCTACCCGTCGGAGACTTTCCCCGCCCCACAAGCCGCGAGGGTCGGACCCTGTGACGCACCGTGGGAGGTCGGCGAGATCATCATCCAGTTGATCCGCTGCGCCCCCAACCCCGTAGGCCAGCAGCTGTATCCGCTTGTCGCCGAGCTCGACGCGTCCGCACAGCAGGTACGCCGGGACGCCTACCAAGTCCTCCTCGCCACCTCCCACGAGCTGTGCACCATGGACGACGCCCACGAAATCTCGGACTTCCTCGTCCGCCCCCAGACTCCTCAGGGCCCGTTGGGTGGGTGCGTCGGCACCGAGTTGCGGGCGCTAGTCTCACTCCCGAGGAACTGACATGGCCGCGATTCTGCGTATCGACTGGGCGGCTGTCGACCGCATGCTCAACTCGCCTACCGGGATGGTCGGCCGGGACTGTCAGCAGCGCGCGGACCGTACTGCTACTGCGGCCCGCCAGTTCGCCCCGGGCAGCATGAGCGAACGCATCCCGCAGCCGCAGGTCGAGCGGAGTGCTTCCGGGCCGTCGGCGACGATCCGCGTCCATCACGACGCGGTCGGCTACGTCATCAACGGAACCGCGCCTCACCAGATCCGGCCGAGGACGCGGCAGGCGCTCCGCTTCACCGTCGGCGGCCGCATCGTGTTCGCGAAGCTCGTCAATCACCCCGGCACCCAGGCCGATGATTTTTTGAACAAGGCGCTCCCGACCGCTCTCTGACCTCCGGAATGATCATGCGCGGGAGGTACCTACCGTCACCCGCATGACCGAACTCCTCACACACCCGAACAGCATCACGGCCGGACAGCACCCGGTCATGGCCGCCCCGCCGCTACCCCCGGGCCCCCGCGACTTCAGCCGCCCCCGCAAACGCCTCAACTTCACCATCGACGGCGACACCTTCGAAGCCGCCTCCGTCCTCCCCGGCGACGTCTTCGCCGAGTTCGTCACCCTCTACAACAGCACCGGTGACACCGAGACCTACCAGCAGCAGCACGACATGCTGAAGCAGGCCCTCGTCCTCGCCCTCCTCCCCGAATCCTGGCAGCGGTTCTCCGACCGACTGCAGGACAAGACGCGCCCCATCGACGACGACCAGATGTCCGACGTCGTCCTGTGGCTCCTGGAGGAATACGGCATGCGCCCTACACAGCCGTCGCCGGACTCATCGGATGGGTCTGCCAGCCCGGAATCTGGCACCAGCTCGACGGCGAATACGCAGCCCGCGGAGTCGACTTCGGCGACCTCCGAGCCGACCGCTTCCTGAACGCGATCTACGCCGAAATGTTGCAGCGGCTGAACGTCCGAGACGGCCAGACCGAGGAACAGGCGCGCGCCCGATTCGACGCCGACCTCGGCACTTCGGCGTGGGCGCTCCCCGGCCGCGAACGCCGCGAAGCTCAGCCGCAGACAGACCCTGGCGCGCCCTGGTGGTGGGCCGGAGCTGAGGACGCTTCCCAGTCGTTCCTCGCCTCGATGGGAGTGACCCTCAATGGCTGATCTGATCGGTACTGCCAGCATCCGCATCGACATGCCCACCGCGGGCGCAGTCCTCGCGATCCGCCGCATGGTCAACCAGACCACTGGCCCCCTGCGGAACCTGCAGCGCCGAATCGGCCTCGTACGCGACGATCTTGCGTCGCTGCGCGGCGCCAGCATCAGCGTCACCGTCGACGACGACACCGGGCCCGGCACTGCCGCCGTACGGGCCGCTGTCCGCGACCTCCAGCAACTCGGCCCCATCCGCATCAACGCCCGCATCGACACGGACACCGCCGGCACCACCGCCGCCACGACGGCACTACGCGCCTTGCGGGACGAGGCGCAGGACACCGCGCGGGCTCTGCGTGTCCTGGCCGCGCAGGCCGTCGCAGCTGCGGCCGCGCTGCGTCTGCTCGGCACCCAAGCCCGCAGCCTGCGCGGTGACATGGACAGCCTCGACACGAGCATGCGCCGTGCCGCGGCCACACTGGCGGGGCTGCCCGACTCGCTGACCATTGTGACCAGGTCCGCGGGAGACGCGGGCGGAGCCTTGGGCGCGTTGAGGTCTGCAGCGTTGCTGCTGTCGCCTGCGCTGCTGCCGATTGCGGCGCAGGCCGGGCACCTCCTGCCGATCGCGGCGGGGCTGGGTGCGGCGACAGTCGCGGTGGGTGTGTTCGGTGCGGCCGTCGCGGGTCAGGTCGTGGCGCTCAAGGAAGTCGCGGAGGCGGAGAAGAAGGCCGCTGAAGCGGCCCAGACCCACGGCGCCAGCTCGGCGGAGGCGGTGAAGGCCCAGGACGCGTACCGGGCGTCGCTCTCCGCGCTGCCGCCGGCCACCCGGACCGCGTCAGCGGCGTTCAGTGTGCTCAGTGACCAGTACCGGGAGTGGTCGGACGGTCTTGCCGACAATACGATGCCGGTGGCGACGAAGGCGTTCGCCGCGTTTGGTGCAGTGTTCCCGAAGCTGACTCCGTTGGTTGAGGGTACGAGCGCGCAGTTGAACCGGTTTGTGACGATCGCCGCGGGCGGTGTCCAGTCGCCTGGCTTCGACCGGCTCATGAAGAACTTCGCAGAGTTTTCCACCGGCGTGCTGACGCGGGCGAACGACGCACTGATCCGCTTCACCCGCACTTTGGACACGGGCAAAATGTCTGGCGCTGTCGCCCAGTTCATGGAGTACGCGCGGGAGAACGGGCCCCTCGTACGGGATGTGCTGTCGAATGTGGCGGAGGCACTGGGCAACATCCTTGAAGGTGCGGCGAATGTCGGGCCGGGTTTGCTGGCGGTGGTGAATGCTTTGGCCGGGATCGTCGCGGCGGTCCCGCCGGGTGCGATCACGGCGATGCTGCAGATGGCGATCGCGTTGAAGGCGGTCCGGCTTGCGGCGGCGGGGATGGCTGCGTCTTCGGCGGGCATTGCGGCGTTCGGTACGGCCATCACCGCGATGCGGGTGGCCGCGGCCGGTGCCACTGGAGTACTGCCCCGGCTGGCCGCGGCGTTCGGGACGCTGTCGCGGGCGGCGAAGGTCGCGGTCGCGGGAACGGGCATCGGGCTGCTGGTGATCGCTCTGACGGAGTTGTCGCAGATCGGGAGGCAGGCGCCGCCGGACGTCGACAAGCTGACTGGTTCACTGGCCCGGCTCGGCAGGTCCGGGAAGGTCGCGGGGGAGGCCGCGAAGGCGTTCGGTACCGACCTCGGTGGCTTGAACGACAAGGTGAAGTCGCTGACTGATCCGGGCACTGCTGACAAGGTGCAGCAGTTCCTCGTCGGGTGGACTGGCTGGGATTCCACGCCGGTGAAGGAGGCGAAGGAGAACCTCGACTCTGTTGACAAGGCGCTGGCGAATCTCGTCAAGAACGGGCAGGCGGATCTTGCTGCTGCGGCGTTGAAGCGGCTGACGGCGGAGTACGGCAAGGGCGGCAAGGACACGAAGGAGTTCACGAGCCGTCTTGATGATTACAAGGCGTCGTTGGAGGACGCGAAGTTTGAGCAGCAGCTCGCCGCGGACGCGATGGGTTTGTTCGGGCAGCAGGCGCAGGCCACGTCGACGAAGCTTGCCGAGCAGAAGGCCAGCGCGGATGGTTTGAGGGCGGCGATCCATGCGCTGAACGAGGCGACCCTCATGGCGCGCGGCGGGATCCGCGGCATGGAGGCAGCCATCGACGCCGCATCCGAGGCGGCGCGGAAGAACGGCCGCACGCTGGACGAGAACACGGAGAAGGGCCGCGCGAACAATCAGGCCTTGGACGATCTGGCTTCGTCGACGATGAAGGCCGCGGCGGCAGCCCGCGAGAACGGCAGCTCGTGGTCTGCCGTCAACGGGATCTACGACCGCGGCCGGGCGAAGCTCGTCGAGTCCGCCATGCAGATGGGTCTCACCCGCAAGGAAGCCAAGGCCCTCGCCGACCAGATCCTGAAGACCCCGGACAAGACCGCCCGCCTGAAGGGCAACCTGGAGGACCTGAAGAAGAAAGTCGACACGGCGAAGAAGGAAATCAAGTCCGTCCCGCCATCGAAACTCTCCGAACTCAAAGGCAAGCTCGACGACCTCCAAAAGAAAGTCAAGAACGCCAAAGCACAGATCAAGTCCGTCCCCGCATCGAAGCGGTCCGAGCTACGGGCGACGATCGGCCAGCTTCAGAATCAGGTCGCGGCGGCCAAACGCGAACTGGCCACCGTGCGCTCCCGCACGGTGACCTTGACGGTGCGCCGCAACTACGCGGGAGTCGCCGCAGGCACCGCCAGGTCCGGTCTCGCGGCGGGCGGCCGTGTCCCCCGCTACGCCACAGGCGGCGAGATCCAGGCGTTCCCCCACGGCGGCTACGTCGAAGGCCCCGGCACACCCACCTCGGACAGCGTCCTTGCCCTGCTGGGGTCCGGCGCCCGCGCGAGGGTCGCAGACACCGAGTATGTGATGCGGGGCGCAGCGGTCCGCAAGTACGGCGTCGCCTTCATGAACGCGGTCAACTCGATGAGCCTCGGGGCGCCCGCCCTAGCAGACGGCGGCATGGCGGGGATGAACGTGGGCCGCAGCATCACCCGGTCCAGATATTCGACCAGCGGGACACCCACGGTGATCAACCAATACATGACGCTGAAGCTGGAGAACACCGGCGTCATCGGCTCACAGATGGAACTCGACAACTGGCTCGCGAAATCCTTGGACGACCTCCACCGCACCAACCGCCTCCCCAAGTCTTTGAGGAGGGCCTGACATGGCGTTGATCGGCACCCTGCGCGACACCTTCAACGACAACACCGTCGACACCGGCAAATGGCCCGACTCGTACGGCACATTCACCGAAACCGGCGGCCTAGCCACAGTCGCCTGCGACACCGGCTTCAACGCCTACGCCACCGCCGAAGCCTGGACCCTCCAAGCCTCCGAAGCCAGCTGCCAACTCTTCCCCCCATCCGCAGGCGGAGCCGCAACCGAAGCGTGGGCGCAACTCCTCATCACCACCACCACCGCCGGCACCGACGCCATCATCGAAGTCAACGCCGCCACCGGCAATCTCGGCATGGCGGTACGCGTCGGATTCTTCGACCCCGGCTTCACCAGCCTGCCCTACGACCCGGTCGCACACGCCTGGGTGCGGATCCGCGAAGCTGGCGGAGACTTGCACTGGGAGACCAGCGCGGACGGCATCACCTGGACCACCAGACGCACGGAGGCGTCCCCGGCGTGGGTGGCTGACGCCGACCTGCAAGTCCAGCTGATAGCCCACCGGGACGGCGGCACCGATGACTTCGCCGAGTTCGACGATTTCAACGTCACCCCGTCCACGGCCTTGTTTGCCGACCTCACCGACGACTTCGACGACAACGTCGTAGACACCGTCAAGTGGCCGGACAACTACAACACCGGACCCGGCGGCCCACCGACCGAAACCGGCGGCCGCGCCCGGGTGCCGTGCGACATAGGGTTCGCCGCCTACGCCTCCGCAGCCCTGTACAGGTTGGAAGGCTCGCATGCGCACGTGCAGCTGATGCCACCCGACGGCACCGGCCACAGCGAAGCGTACGCACAGCTGCTGATCGTCTCCGATGTCGCAGGCACGCAGATCGTCTTCGAAGTCGACGCCGTCACCAACATCCTGTTGATGACGATCTACGTCGGCTTCGCGGACGAAGGCGGCCGGACCATCCCCTACGACCCGACCGAACACGCCTGGCTACGGGTCCGCGAGACCTCCGGCAGCGTGTTCTGGGACACCTCGGCGGACGGCCGCGAATGGGTCACACAGCACAGCGACACGGCACCGTTTTGGACCACCGAAAACGACCTGCAGGTCCAGCTGCTGGCGCACTGCTCCCCCCTCGTCACCGGCGGCGGCCCCACCGGCGACTTCGCCGAATTCGACAACTTCAACATCACCCCGACGCTGGCCGACGGCTACACGGTTGCCGTCGACTGGAATGGCGACGGCGACTTCGACGACCCCAACGACGACGTCACCAGCGATGTGCTGGCCCGCGGCCCCGTCGTCTTCCAGTACGGCCGGGACCAGGCGCGGCAACTGTCCCCGCCGATGGTCGGCAGCCTGTCGATGACCTTGTGCAATGCGGACCGTGTCTACAGCCCGGAGAACACGGATTCGCCGATCGTCGATGAGATTGCACCTGCAGCCCCAGTGAAGGTGGAAGTCGTCTGGGACGACACCCTGTACCCGCTGATCCGCGGCCGGATCGACGAGTTCGAAGTGCACCCCGACCGCGACGACCGCTCCGCATCCATCACCGCCCTCGACGGCCTCGCCCTGCTGCGGGGCACCACCATTTCCACCGAGCTGTACCAGGCACAACGCACCGGCACTCTGATCGACGTCATCCTCGACCACATCGGCTGGACAGCACCCCGCGACCTCGACCTGGGCGGCACATTCGTGCCGTGGTGGTGGGCGGAAGGCACCGACGCATTCACCGCACTGACGGAACTCCTCGAATCCGAAGGCCCACCGTCGATCGCGTACGTCGCACCGGACGGCACATTCACCTTCCGCGACCGGCATCACCGACTGCTGCGGGACGCGTCGATCATCTCGCAGGCCACGTTCGCATCACGACTGATCGGCGCATGCGACCCCTGCAACGACCCCGTCACTGAGTACGGCGACGGCTGCTACGGCTTCGACGTATACGGAGGATGACACATGGTCACCGTGCCCACGATCGGGCAAACCGGATGGGGACCCGTCCTCAACACAGCACTGACAGACCTGCAAAACCAGATCACCTCACTCGCCATCCCCGTAGAAGGCAGCGGCGCAGCAGGCGACGGCGTCACCGACGACAAGACCGTCATCCAAGGACTCCTGGACGCCGCACCACCGGGCGCCGTGGTCTACCTGGGGGCGAAACGCTACGGCCTCGCCTCGAAGCTGACCATCCCGCCCTACATACGGCTGGCAGGCCCCATCGTGGACCGCGACGCCGTCTCGGCAGACGACTACCCGGCGCTCGTCCCACTGGCAGGATTCTCCGACGCCACGGTCATCGACCTCCTCGACGCCGACGTCGCCGGCTATCCCACCGAAACCCGCGACGTCCACATCACCGGCGTGAACATCGACGGCGTGAATCTAACGACGGAGACCGTCTCCGGCATCCGCGGCACCGGCTTCGTCCACGGCACCGTCCTGCGTGACGTCGGCATCGCCAAGATGACAGACCACTCGATCGTCCTCGTCAACGGCGGCGCCGACGGCGACCCCTACAGCTGGTACTTCGACAACGTCCAAATCAACGGCAAAGACGTCGCCGACACCACCTGGGACGGCTTCCACCTCATCGGCACAGACCACCACCTGGTGAACTGCCGCACCATCGGTGTACGCGGCCACGGCTACTACATCAGCGGAGCACCCAACACCCAACTCGACGTCTGCCGCGCCGAGTGGTCTGCACTGTCCGGGTTTTACATCACCGGCTCGTGGGGCACCGGCCAGGGCTCCGGCGGCGCCATCCTGTCCGGCTGCTCCACCGACCGCAACTCCCAGTACGGGGTGCTAATCGACTCCACCGGCAACGCGCCGATCGTTGTGGCAGGACTGATGGCCAGGAGAGACGGCCGCAACGGCTTCCCCGGTGCCGGAGGCGGCGGCTTCGCCGCACTGCGCGGCACCAACGCCACCACCCCGATCATCGTCACCGGCATGACCTGCTACCCCGGCGTCGGCGACGACGGACTGGGAACCAACTCGCCGGAGCGCGCGGTCTCGTTCGGCGGCTGCACCTGGGCTCTCGTCGCCGACTCCTACCTGCACGCCGCGACCACCGCATTCCACGACGCAGGCACCAACACTGTTTTGCTGCGCGGCCCGAACACCGGCACCGCCACCGGGACGACCGCCGCACCCACCCGGGCCAGCACCGAACCGTGGGCATGGCGCGGCACCGCAACCAACACCACCGCCACCGACGCCAGCGCCCTGGACCTGGTCAACACCAACGGGGCAGGCAACACCAACCCCCACCTGCGTATGACCGCCGCCACCACCGTGTCCGCCGTGCTCGCCGCGCTCGTCGCCGGAGACTCGACCCGCCGCATCCAGGTATTCGCCAACGGCGACATCGAGTTCGGCCCCGGCAACGCGGCACGCGACGTGAAGATCGGACGGGGAGCGGCGAACCGGCTCGACCTGTCGACTGCCGATCTGCGGATCGTCACCGCGGGCCGCGGCCTTCAGGTCGCCGAAGGGGCCAACGCGAAGATGGGTGTCGCCACCCTGGTCGGCGGCACGCTGGCCGTCGCCACCACGGCAGTTACGGCCAACAGCAGGATCTTCCTCACCTGCCAGACGCCCGGAGGAACCCCCGGCTTCCTGCGCGTCTCAACGCGCACCGCTGGAACGTCGTTCACCATCCTCAGCTCCAGCGGCACCGACACATCGGTGGTCGCCTGGATGATCGTCGAACCCGCATAGGGAGCAGCCGTGCCCGACCTCTCTTTCATCCCCCCGTTCGGCTACAGCCACGGCTGGCGCGACATCATCAACTCCGCCATCTTCGCCGTGGAGGAACGCCGGCCCGAGGCCAGCCTGTCCGTCGTCTGGGAATCCGGCACCACCATCAGCCTGACCCTTGGACAGTCCGTCCAGGTCGACGTGCAAGCATCCGATCCGTTCCGTGACGCCCAAGACCTCACCGACGGCACCGACATCATCCATACAGGAACCGGCACCCCCATCGTCCTGCTGTCCCGCCGCTCCGGCCAATCCCTCACCATCACCATCACCGCGGTCGGCGGCACGGTGAACATCAGCCGCCTTCAGGTACGGGCCCGCACCGTGCCGGTGGCCCGCACCGTGCAAGTCTCCGCGGAGGACGCGGTCAGCATCGCCCGCCACAGCCGCCGCTCCTACCCCGACGATCCGCCGTGGGTGAACGCCAACGACGCGCAGGCGATCACCCAGCTGCTCCTCGCGCACTACGCGGAACGCCGCCCCACCGTGCAGCTACGGATCGTGTCCTCCGACGACGATCACTGGCTGCAGGTCCTGACCCGCGCCCTGTCGGACCGGATCACCATCCGCAACGGCGAACTCGGCCTGGACGGCGACTTCCACATTGAGCGGATCGAGCAGATTATTGCCCGGACGGTTGTTGATGAGTGCACGCAGACAGTGCACTACGCGACGTTCGGCTGCGAGCGCACTCTGGGGGACTCGGTGGAGAACCCGTTCACATTCGATGTGGCGGGCCTCGGCTTCGATGACGGTGTGTTCGACCCCAGCTCAACGGACGACCCGGACACCGTGTTCATCTTCGACCATCTCACGCAGGGCCAGTTCGACACGGGCCAGTTCGGTACCTGACCCACCCCGGAACGATCTTCGCCGGGCGGGTTCTACCGTCACCGCATGGTCCAGCTGATCGCCACGCGAGCACGCGCCTACGTCTACTCCGGAGACTGGGTCGCCGACTGCCCGCGCGCCTGCGGCAACGTCGAGCACCTCTACGCCCGCACCTCACGCAACCCGGCGGCGCCGCGGGTGGTGCAGCTGCCTGCCTTCTCCTGCTCGTACTGCAAGCTCACGGACGTGCCGATCGACTGGCCGCCGAACCTCGCCGACATCACAGCCGTCCTCGCACTGCGCCCGGTCCCGCACACCCGTAACTGGTATCCGCACGGGCACGACACCGCTGTCAAGTTCCGGGTGCCGCACGGGCAGAGCATCGACGACCTGCGCGCCGAGAACGCCGAACACGGGGTGCCCGCCACGCCAGAAGGAGGGCAGTAGCCATCGCCTGGTCAGCACCCATGACAGCGGTCGCAAATAGCATTTTTTCCGCCGCGCAATTCAACCAATATGTTCGCGACAACCTCAACGAAACCGCACCCGCCAAAGCCACCGCAGCAGGAACACATTTCGCCGGAGCCGGAATCAACACCATCGCCGAACGCATCACCAGCGGAACCATCGACCTCAACTCCGGCACCACCACCTCCACCACCTTCGACGACCTCGACGCCCCCGCCGCCATCGGCCCAGCAGTCACCGTCGAAACCGGCCCCCGCGCGATCCTCTTCTACCACTGCTCCGCCTCCAACTCCGGAACAGGATCCGCCCGCATGAGCGTCGAAGTATCCGGCGCCACCACCATCGCCACCGCCATCAACCGCAGCATCGGCATCATCGACGCAGCCGGATCCACGATCGAAGTCGGCGACGCCGTCCTCTACTCCGGAGGCATCGCACTCAACCCCGGCTCCAACACGTTCACCTGCAAATACCGCGTCTCGGCAAGCACCGGCACCTTTTCCAACCGGCGCCTGTTCGTCCTGCCGTTCTGAAAGGAGGTGGTCCCCATCGCTTGGACAGCGCCCATGACGGCGGTATCCGGCAGCGTGTACACGGCCGCGCAGTTCAACACGTTCGTGAGGGACAACCTCAACGAGACCGCGCCGGCGAAGGCGACCGCACCTGGCGGGTATTTCGTGACGTCCACGCTGAACGAGATCGTGGAACGGGTGGGCGCCCGCGCCACCATCGTCACCTCGGAGACGACCGCGTCCACGACGTACACCGACCTCGCCACCGTAGGCCCGACGGTCACCGTGACCACGGGCCCGCTCGCGTTGGTGATCTGGGGTGCGCAGATGGCGAACAGCAGCGCCGACCTCTCCACCCGGATGAGCATCGAGGTGACGGGCGCGACGTCGAGCGCCGAATCGGATGTCCGCGCCCTGTCGTTCGACCCGTCCAGCGCGGGCGGCATTTTTCAGGGCTCACATGCCGTGTTCTACGACGACCTGGTGTCGGGTTCGAACACGTTCACCGCCAAGTACCGGGTGGCTGGTGGGACGGGAACGTTCCTCCGGCGGCGCCTGATCGTGCTGCCCTACTGAGAGGACTGTGCTGATGGCCACGCAAGTCAAGCTGTACCGGAACACACCGCAGGCCATTCCGCCGAGTATGTGGACGCTCCTCACGTTCGAGACGGCCATCCGCAACGACCTCAGCATGATGCGGAATCTGTCGCTGATCGTGCCCGCCCACGACGGGGACTTCCTGTGGGCCCGTAACATCCGCTGGGAACCGGTCACCGTTCTGACAGAAGACGTGCGGCCGCGCCAGTTCATGTCCCGCTTCATCCGCGACCCCCACGGCATCCGTGACGACACCGGCGCCGCAGACCGGCTCGACTCACCCGGCCGCGACTGGGACACGATCATGTGGCCGTTCTACGGCCGGCACGGGCAGCCCGTCGGGGTGGAGGTGTGGCACGACCACCACGAGGCCGCGCACGTGGGCCACGCCCAGTTCGTCGGCCAGACCTGGGACTACTGACATGGCCTGGTATCCCGGCGCCACCAAGATGGAGCTACAGCCAGAAAGCGACAACCAGCCCGCGATCCGGCCGACGCAGCTCATCATGCACAGCATCGTCGGACCGTGGACGCCGCGCCGTACCTACGAGTACTGGCGCACCAGCACACTCGAATCGCACTTCGGGCTCGGTTATGACGGGGACATCGCCCAGTACATCGGCACCGAAACCCGCGCCGACGCCAACGCCGCCGCGAACCGCCGACCGGACGGCACCGGCGCCGTATCGATCGAGACCGCGTCCAACACCAAGGCCTCCGATCCGTGGACGCCGGAGCAGATCGAGCAACTCATCCTGCTCGGCGCGTGGATGCACACCCACCACGGCCTGCCGCTCAGGATTTGCCGCAGCTGGTCAGACCCCGGATTCGGCTACCACAGCCTGTTCCCGCAGTGGTCCACATCTGGCACCGCCTGCCCCGGCCCGGCCCGCATCCGCCAGTTCCGCGAGGTCGTGTTCCCGGGCATCGTCGCCCGCGCCACCGGCAAAACCACCCCACCCGAGGAGGACGGCATGCAGCTCAACGATCAGGTGATTCTCGGCCCGTGGGTGAAGGAACGCTGGCCCGACGACAAGGGCCTCGCCGACGGGAAGATCGCCGTCAACACCGCACTCGGCTCCGGTTATGCGCACGCACGCACCGCCGCCACACTCGCCCGGGTGGCGGCCAGCAACAGCGAGAAAATCCTGGCCCAGCTCGCCGCGCAGGCCGCCACCATCGACAAGCTCGTCGACGCGGTGGCCGCCGGCCCGGGCGCAGACCTCGACGCGCTCAAGGCGGAAATCCGGTCATCGATCGAAGGCATCAAGGCCACCATCCTCATCGACGTACAGGAAGGCTGACCCGTGAAGATCTCGAAGTACTGGAAGGCGCTCGTCGCCGGAGTCGTCGCCGGGAGCGGGGCCCTGTCCACCGCCGCAGCCGACGACGTCATCACGAGCGGGGAAGTGTGGCTCATCGTGGGTGCGCTCGTCGGGGGCCTCGGCTTGACGTGGGCGGTGCCGAACCGGCCCACCCCTACCGGAGAGGACGCCACCGCATGAGCGCCTTGGAAGGACGCATCCGCAAGCTGGCCCGCGAGGAAGCGGCCAGCATGTTCACCATCCCGGCAACCGCAACGGATGCTGACTTCAACACCGACCGCATAGCCGATCTGCAGCAGCAGATCACCGACCTGCACGAGCATCTGCACCAGGCCGTAACGGTCGTCAAGCGGCTGGAAGACCGGGTGGACGCACTGGAGAAGACGCCGTCCGTGAGCGAGCAGGAGGAGCGCCCGGCCGCGCGTCGAACCCGGAAGGCCGCCGAGTGAAGGTCGTCGCCTACCCCAGCGACCAATACGGGTGCGGCCACTTCCGCATCATCTGGAGTGGCCAGTTCCTCGCCGCATCTGGCCACGACGTCGAGGTCGTCGGCCCCAACGACCGCCGCGTCCGCGTCGTCATGGACGGCCACACCGTCAAAGACGTACTCGTCGATGCCGATGTCGTCGTCATGCAGCGCGTCACCCACGCCTACATGGCGCAGGCTGTCGGCGTGATGCGGGCGAAGGGCATCACGGTGGTGGTGGATGTCGACGATGATCTGTCGTCGATTCATCCGTCGAATCCGGCGTGGGCTGTGCATCGTCCGGGCGCGGGGCTGCATTCGTGGCACAACCTTGCGTTGGCGTGCCGGAACGCGTCGTTGGTGACGGTGTCGACGCCGGCGCTGTTGGACGTGTACGCGAGGCACGGCCGCGGGCATGTGCTGCCGAACTACCTGCCGGACATGTACTACGGGCTGCCGCGTACGGACTCGGACACGATCGGTTGGCCCGGTTCGTTCCACTCGCATCCGAACGATCCGGATGTGGTGGGCGGGGCGGTCGCGCGGCTGGTGGACGAGGGCGCGTCGTTTGTGATGCGCGGCGATCCGACGGGCGCTGGCAGGGCGTTCGGTCTGGCAGGGGATCCGCCCGGCGGTGGGGTGCCGATCGAGGAATGGCCGCGCGCGGTCGCCGAGTTGGGGATCGGGATCGCCCCGCTTGCCGACACGAAGTTCAACCAAGCTAAGTCGTACTTGAAGCCTTTGGAGCTCTCAGCCTGCGGGGTGCCGTGGGTGGCGTCGCCGCGGGCGGAGTACGCGCGGCTGCACGCGATGGGCGCGGGCGTGCTCGCTGACCGGCCGCGGGTCTGGTACCGCGAGTTGAAGCGGCTCCGCGAGTCGGCCGAGCTGCGGGCGGAGTTGTCTGAGGCGGGGCGTGCGGTGGCCGAGCAGCTCCGGCTGTCGCAGCATGCGTGGCGGTGGCAGGATGCCTGGCAGAGGGCGTACGAGGTGCAGCAGGCTACGCCGCGCACGGCGGTCGCGGTCTAGCGGAAGTCCTTCGCCTTCAGCTTCGCCACCCGTCCATCGGCGTGATGCCAGACGAGCCCTTCGTAGTGGCGATCCCGCAGCCAGTCACGCAGGCCTTCGTAGTCGCGTGGCGCGGCCTTGATGTCGTCGGTCTCGGACGACGGTGCAAAGCCGTGGAGGATGAGAGTGTGGCGGCTGAGCATTTCCGGGTTGCCGTTGATCTTCGGGCCGCAGAGTTCGTACGTGCTGGGCACCATCAGCCCCGTGTGGGTGAGCGCCTCAGTGTGGTACTTCGCGAACGAGGACTGCTCGATCGGTTCCCACCCCACCGTCTTCCCAGTGACCTCGTCGGTGCCGATCGGGACGTAGTCGGGTGGCGGCGTCTTGCCGGGCTTGACCTCGCGCCTCGCCCACCACACGTCGTCCTCGTCGAGCTTGGTGCAGGTGCCGTCCCACTTGCGGGTCGCGAGTCCTTCCCCAGCGAGGACCCACTCGCAGCCCGGGGTGACCTCGGGCAGGACGTGGCGGCGGTCGTCGGGGTTGCGGACGAAGAGGGTCGGGATTTTCTGCATCGGGTGATGCTCCTTCGCAGTTCAGGCTGCGGCTGATGGTAGCGGTGTGGCGGCGATGGGTTCCTCGCGTACGTCGCGGATCCACGATGCCCCGCAGCACAGGCAGAGTTCGTGCGGGTCGGTGTACACGAGGTCGGTGGCCTGGCAGATCGGGCACTTCGCGCGGGTGCGAACACGCCGGAGTTGATCCCGCTGGTAGGTGGTGGTGCCGCCCCAGTAGCCTTCGGCCCGGTTGAGCATGGCCCACGCCAGGCACTGGGTGCGTACGTCGCAGGTGCGGCACCACTGCTGCGCGGTGTCGAGCCCCTCGTCCGTCTCGACGTCGGGGACGAAGTCGAAGCCGGTGGTAGTGCAGGGGGCGCCCTCTTGCCAGGCGACGTCATCGGCGGAGAAGAACTCGACCAAGCTCACGGCTGGCTCCTCAGGGGCACGGGGTGTCGTCGGCTACGGACCAGACGATCGCTCCACGGTCGAGGCAAGGCCGGATGCGTGCGGCCCGCTTCAGGCGTTGGACGCTGAGGGCGATGGTGGGCCGGTCGAGGCCGGTCGCGGTGGCGAGGTCTCGGCGGGCGCCTATGCCGTCTGCGATGAGCCGGTAGATGGTTTCGTCGCGGGCGATGACGTCGGGGTCGCGGGGGCGTCCGGGCCGTCGTGCGGTCTGCTGCATGCTGGCCTCGCATTCACTTCGCCGGAGGGCTGAATACCATTATGCAACCGGTGCGCAAGTGACCCGTGTTGCCGGAATATGCCAGAGCGTTCGAATGCCACACTCACGTTCGAACGGCCCGCACCACCAGGGCCCGCACCACGGAGGCCGCACCCATGGACCTGCTCATCTACCTCGGCGCCGGAGCAGCCGCACTCATCGCCATCGGCGCACTCGCCCGCGGCGTATGGCGCATCAACCGCCGCATCGTCGTCATCGTGGACGCAGTGAAAGAACTCTCACCGAACGGCGGCCGATCCATCAAAGACACGGTGACACGCACCGAGCGGAAGATGGACGACACAGCGCGGGAACTCTGCGAGCTGAAGGAACGCTTCGAAGAACACCTGTCCGCAGGCGACGACACCTGACCGTCAAGCCGCTTCGACGACCTCGGCCCGTACCGCCGCCGCCCACTCCGCGACGAGCCGCTCGTACCGGGCCCGCTCCTCGCTCGACAACCGTACCGACGGGTGCGGCCACAGCGCACGAATCTCCTCGTTCACCACGGCAGCAGACCGCACGGAACCAGACGAGGAAGGGGGCGGGGGCATACCCCTGATCCTACCGATCCGGACTCCGCCTCACTCACGCCCATCCCGCCAAAATCCCGC